AAATTAATCTTTCAAGAGTTTGATGATTCAATTAAAGGGACCGATATCTATAATCACGATGGTTCCATGTGGTTAATTTTCACAGAAGAAAGAAAGTGGGTTGTTGAATTTACAAAACAAAAAACTCTATGGTATAACTATAAACACTTTAACGACATATTAATTTTATTTGGTATGGAACTAAGTGAAGGTGCTGAATATATCAAAAAGTGGTATGAAGATAAATTTATTTCTGAAGATATTATTGAAAACACCATTCAAAACGGAGTTAAAGACGTGAAAGAAAGCATATTTTCTGAATTCGTTGGAGACGCAATTAAAAATGGGGTAAAGAACACTCAATTAAAGATGTTCCTATGGCGTGAAGTCGTTGAAGACACCATTCAAAACGGAGTTAAAAACGTGCAAGAAATATATGAAAATACTTTAAACAGTACGTTATTTGAAATTAATACTATAAAGGCAATAAAAAAAGGTGTTAAGTATGTTTTTGAGGGAAAAATGCAAGCATATTTAGTAAATGATGTTATTGAGGACGGTGTTAAAGAAATTTCACCAGTTGATTGTGATTATAAAAGAACCACAACAAATGTTATAAAAAATGGTGTTAAATATATGATGTCAGGAAGTGAATTTAAAAATAATCAAGTAGAAGATATTATTAGATATAGTGTTAAATTATAAAATTAGTTGTATATTTGTATTATGGAAGTTAACAAGAGAGAACAATTATTTTTAGACAAACTCGAAAAAGATGGTGTTGTTTGGAATTTTGATTATATCCTTCTTGAGACTAAAAATAAAAAAGGACAAGACAAGATTATCGCGTATAAATCTTGGGGTATTGCATATGATTTAATTGAAAAAGGTTTAATTAAGGTAAACCCAGAAAATAAATCAAGTTGGATTAAAGCTTAATTTTATTTTTCCACTTGTTAGTTAATATGACTAACCCATTATTTATCATTTCAATTAAATTTTCTTTTTCTATTTTTGGTATATCCCTTGTTTTAAATATAAAACCATTTTCCTTACAATATTTTTTAGCGAACTCAAATTTAATTTTGTTAGTACTGGTCTGTGTTAATTTTTTTGGTTTACATTCAATAATATATTTTTTATTTAAAACAAAATCAGGAAAATAGTTTTTATTCTTACCATCAATAGAATAACTTATTTTGTATTTTTCACTTTCTCCAGATTCCCAATCAAAATTAAACCTTTCAATAACAAATATCATATAACTCAATTCTAATAAACTTCTAAAAAACCAATCTTTATACCAACCACAAATTCCATTACCGGCGTTTATTGGTGCCGGTTTTCCATACATAGGGTTATTTTCACCACTACTATTTAATGATTGTTTTTTCTTATATTCTACCATTTTTTCATCGGCAATCTCTTTCCCATACTTTTCAACCCAGACATCATAAACAGATTTACCATACATCGGATTATTATTACCTTTTGATAAATTAGATATTTTTTTTCTAAATTCTTCTGTTTTATAAACACTATAATCACGACCATCAATCATCCTTTTTTTGGTTTCTTCTGTATGTTTTTTACCAAAAAAAGGGTTTAAGTTACCAGTTTTACCAAATATAGGATTATTTTCACCTTTAACTCTTTCAGACATTCTTTTTTTAATTTCATCTGTCATTATTTCCTTTAATCCACAACTTTTACATTTACTATTTTTTTTATTTGCATTAACCAACGAATACTTACTCTTGTAAGTTATTTCACAATTACATTTTGGGCAATTTCTTTTAAAACTTGTCATAATCATAATTTTTTAGTATATTTGTATTCAGTATCAAGAATACCTCTAATAATAAATATATGGACACTTTAAAAAATACAGCACCCTCCGAAAAGATTTTGTATCTTGTTAGGGGGGTGCCTTGAGTTAGGATCAGGAAAATCAACATTCGCTAAACAATTAACTGCAAATGTATTTGAGGCGGATCATTATTTTTATGATAATGAAGGAAATTATAATTTTGTACCGTCAGAAATAAAAGAAGCTCATAAAGAATGTCAAGAGTTTGTTGGACATGCAATGACATCGGGAATTAAAAAAATTGCGGTATCCAATACTTTCACACTGGAGTGGGAAATGGAACCATATTTTGAACTTGCAAAAGAACATGGATATATGGTATTCAGTATCATAGTAGAAAATCGTCATGGAAATACCAACCAACACGGAGTTCCAGAAGATAAAATAGAACAAATGAAAAATAGATTTAGTATAAAATTATGAGTTTTAGAAAAATATTAACAACAGGAAGAGTATTTGTAACAAGTGATACCCACTTTGGTCACAAAAACATTTGTCGCGGAGTAACAAATTGGAGAACACAAGACGGTCAAATTCCAATTGATTCAACAAGAGACTTTCAAACCATAGAACAAATGAATGAAAGACTAATTGATGGTATAAATCATCACGTTGGTCAAGACGACACATTAATAATGTTGGGTGATGTTTCATTTGGTGGATTTGATAATATTGGTATTTTCCTTGAAAGACTGATATGTCATAACATTCACCTTATATTAGGAAACCATGATCAGCATATTGATAACAATCGTGATTATGTTCAAAAACGGTTTTTAAGTGTTCAACATTATTTGGAAGTTAGAATAAATGATAGGGACTTTGTTCTGTGTCACTATCCATTACAGAGTTGGCATGGTATGAGTAAAGGTGTGATCCATTTACATGGCCACGTGCACCTACCTGAACACCGTAAATTTGGTAATGGTAAAAAAATGGACGTTGGTGTTGATGGAAACGGAATGGACCCATACAGTATTGATGAAATAATTAAAATTATGGATAAAAGAAGTATTGCTCCTGAAATATTGGACGATCACCATTTTGATGGATTAGTTGGAGTTGTAGGTTAATTTACAACTCCAATATATTTATTATTATGAAAATCATTTTAACAGAAAGTCAATTTAAAATATTACAGGAAGCGGTTGGCGTTCCTAAAGGAATATTAGAGGCAGGTGAGGAACTATACAATATAGTATCCGATGAGTTAAAACAAATCAATTTAAAAGAAGAAAACTATGATTTTGAAATAGATGATGTAGAACTTAAAATTTCTGATGTAACATTTGATAGAGTCAATTTAACTATTAATGTTCAAGAAATTGAGGATTTACCATTTGATACGCCAAAAATCGCATCTATGGGTGTTGGTAATGAATTTAATTTTGATGAAGGTGTTATGTTACAGGTCAATGCTAAAAGTAGTAGTCTAAATCTTCATATTAATTTTATTGCTCCTGAAGGATGGGAACCTGAAGATTTATACAAAGAGTATAACAGTGATAAAGAACACAACGTTTCTGTAATGTCACATGAAGTTATGCATAGATTTCATAGACAAAAACAAACACATGAACTTATTGGTAATACTGCTGACTATAATGTATACTCATCACAATCACTAAGATTTGGAATACCTGTAATAAGTGATTTTATGAGATATAGTTATTTCATACAACATTCAGAAAATATTGTTAGACCAACTGAAATCGCGTCAAGAATGATGCAAAAAGGAATTAAAAAACAAGATTTTTATGATTTTATGGTTAATGATCAAGTATTTACTGAATTAAAATCAATAAGGGATTTTTCATATGATTTTTTAATTTCACAGTTACATGAACAGATGAGTGATGTTGATGGCTTGATTGAGCACGCCGGTGGCGATCCTAATAGTATGGATGAAGATGAAAAAATAAAATCAGTTTTAGAACTTGTTTATATTAACTTGGTAAATGCCAAAGTAGATACTTTTGATAACTTCTTTTATTCTCATACCGAAAAAATGGCACAAATGTTTAGTGGGTTTATGGGGGCAAACTTATTCGGTGGACAAGTTAAACCACCAAGTGAAGAAAAAGAAAAGGTTAGAAGAAAGTTTATTAATCACGTATCAAAATATCAAAATAGAGAAATGGACTTCTTTGTTGACGAATGTGAAAGATTCAATTATGTTGCAACAAACCTTATGAAAAAAATATCAAAAATATATGCACTTCTTCCTGATGAAAAGGAACAAACAAATGAATCAATATTGGATTGGGAACTACACCAAAAACTTATGGAAAAAAGGTATGGTAAAAGACCAATTCAAAAATCTTACAATTTCAAAAAATAATTTGTTTTATTAAAAAACATTTCTTAACTTTGTTGGGTGAAAAAACCTTGCAAAGAATGTCCACACTTTATTCGTAATCGTCATAATGATATGATCGTTGATTTTGGAAAAAGAACCGGAAAGAAACACAACTGTCATATGACGGAAGGAAAAAAAGATTTGTGGAATGTCACGGATAAGAAACTTGAATGTTATGGAAGTAAAAACTAAATTTGGAACATATACAATGGAAACAAAAAGTAGCACACAAATAAGCACAGATAAACTCGGAGTGTTTATTGAAAGACTTAAAAAAATAGGAATAGAGGTAAAACTATCAGGAAACTTTCCTTGGGTTTATATTAGTGAAATCAATGGTATAAGAGTTAAAGAAAATTTCCAAGCAAATCACGGGTTTACTGTGATGTTTCTTCCAGGAAGAAATGACTCGCCACCATCTGAATTTACAGATATCAAAGAAATCTTCAATCTTTTGAGAAAATACAAAAGAGAAGGTGCGATAGTTAAAATGATGAAAGACGACGAAAAAGACGGATTATATGAAAACTAATATGGACTTATCAAAACTAACAATGGACGAACTTATTTCTCTGAGAAATAAAATTGAGGGACTTATTCATTCATATGAAGATGGGTATATCTACATTTGTTCTGTTCGTCAGTTCGGTAGTGTTTGGGAAGAAAAACCATCAAGTTTATATTCATTAAAAGAACTTTGCAGTGAATACAACGGAGACAACGGCATTGTTGATGTCTATACTAACAATCCAAATTTAGAATTTCCTGAAATGGAGTTTTATAACTACGGTGATGTTATGTATATTAAATCCGAAGATGATTATAGAGAGTGGATTAAATACATTAAGAGTAAAAATTTTATTGAAGATGTAACACAACGACTTGATGAATGGGAAAATAGGGATAGTGTACCATTTCAGTACCGACCATCTTTTGGTCCAATATGGACAAGAGAAGATTTGAAAGAATGGATTGAAGAGTTTGAAAATACCAAGTGGGATTTTGTTGAACCAAGATCTATGAAGAAAGAATATTCTGAAGAAGATAGTGACGAATAGAAAAAATTATTATTATATTTGCTGTATGGAAAATCAAAATAGCGTAGCATACGTAGGAAAAATAGGTTCAGTTGTTGAAATACCTGGAGCTGACAACATAGAATTAGTAACTGTTGGTGGTTGGAACGCCATAACCAAAAAAGGAGAATATAAGGTTGATGATCTTGTGGTTGTTGCAACTACTGATGCTGTTATACCACAAAAATTATCTGATGGTTTGGGTGTCACTAATTACCTTCGTAAAGGTCAAAGAGTTAGAACCGTAAAACTTCGTGGAGTTTACTCTGAATGTTTGTTAATACCAATAACTTTTGTTCCTGAAAAATACCGTTATGAAGGTTCAGATTGTATGGAATTGTTAGAGATATTCAAGTTTGAACCACCAGTTAAAACAGTGACCTTGGTTTCAGGTGGTCGTAAAATGAAGTACCACCAAAATCCAAACTTCCACATATATTATAAGTTTCCAAATCAAAAGAATGTTCCTGATATGTTCACTGAGGAAGATATGGTTGTTATAACTCGTAAATTACATGGAACTAATGCTCGTTACGGTATAGTTAGAAAGAAAAAAATGTCTTTATGGGACCGAGTTAGAATGTTCTTTGGAGATCAATGGGCTGGATTTGAATATGTAGTAGGTAGTCACAATGTCGAGAAAGGATCCGACTCACAAGGTTTTTACGACACTAACGTATGGGAAGAAGTTGCGATAAAATACAACATAAGAGAAAAATTGTGGGAACACGTTAAAGACACTTACGAATATCTTGAAAGTGGTTTTATAGTGTATGGAGAAATATATGGTGCTGGTATACAGAAAAACTACGAATACGGTTTAACTGATATAAAATTTGCAGGTTTTGATGTTGAGGTTGATGGTGAATACCAACCATATACGAGAGAAAAGGCACACTTTGAAGTGATGGATCTACCACAAGTTGAATTGTTATACAGTGGTACTTGGAATAAAGAAATACAAGATAGTTTTGTTTTGAACAACTTCATAGAAGGAACTAAAGTCCCACATGAAGGTATAGTTGTAAAATCTGTAACTGGTGTTCGTAACAAAGTAAGTAAAGTGATAAATCCTGACTACTTGATATACGGTGAAAAAAATAATGTTGGTGACTCTCATTGATAGAGTCACCTTTTTTTATTAACTTTATAAAAAATTAAAATATGCCTTACGTAAGAATTGATATAGATTTAGATGAAATCTATCATGAAATGGATAGACACGATAAAAGAGAAATGGCCCGTTGGTTATTTGATGATGGTGTTTTAGGTTCACATCCTAACGCAGAAATTAGAAAATTAGTTAGAGATGAAAATGATTCACTAGGTGAAAAAGAATTTAAAGAGGCTCTTGAAAAGTTATGGAATGCCTATCACAGACTATCTAACGAAAATGAAGAATTAATTAAACAAATAGCAAATAAATTATGATACAACCAGCAAGAGAAATCATTCACGCAGTATGTGATAAAACAGGGACATGTGATTCTTATTTTGGGTTTTTTAAACTAGAGTCAGATGCAAAAAAAGAAATAAAAGTTCAAGCCGAAAGAATGAAAAATGAACTTGGAATGATGGATCTAATCATCAAAGATGATAGAGCTGTCATTATGAAAAATAATAGAATAGAAGAAATAGTTATAATAATTCATAGTTATGTCCTTAGATAAAGAAAAAAAACCATTAGGGTTAAAGATTACACAGTTCATTACAACAAATTTTTTTTGGTACTTGATATTTTCATTAATCTATTTAAATTGGAATCCAAAAGAATGGTGGTTAATTGAAAATATTTGGGGTAGAGTTATTATAGTTTTTTTAGAATTAAGTTTTTTTTATTCATCATTTAAAGAAAGTAAAAATGAAAAAAGTTGAAGTTTTTGTTAGATTCGCAAACGAAAGTGTTTACTACACTAGTATAAAAATAAACCCTAAAAAAATAGAGGATCCTATGATTTTTACTAAGGAAGTATTTTTTACTATTGATGGTGTAAGAGTTTCTGTTAAAAAAGAAGATTGGGAAAAATTAGAACAATGGAAAGAAACTGAAGAAAAGAATTAAAAGAAATATTAAAAAGAAATGATATGAGTGAAGAATATATCGAAGAAACATTAGAATATACTAATGATGAAAGAATGGATGAACCTTTGATTACTGGAAGGTTTGGTAAAATAAATAAGGAAGAAGAAAAAAAAGATTTAGACATACCTTCTTGTTGGAGTAGTTTAAAAAATAATGAATACGCCCCGGCATACCCAACAGTACCAAAAGTTCCTGCGGGCGTATATGAAATAGGATGGAATAGTAGCCTATCAACATATACCGTAAAAAAACAACCATTTAAAACTGACGAATTGTACCGTTTACCGTCATATGAAATTACAGACATCTTAAAAGATATTGATAATTTCTGGAATAGAGCAGACAACTATAAAAAATATAACTATATTCACAAAAGAGGTATTTTGATGTATGGTGAACCGGGTTGCGGTAAATCAGGAATTATCCAACTCATATCACAACAACTAATTGAAAAAGATGGTATTGTGATTAATATAAAAAATGAAGAAGATGTTGAAATGTTTACATCATTTATTGGAACATTTAGAAAAATTGAACCTAATAGACCACTTATTGTTTTATTAGAGGATATTGATTCACTTGCGGGTGAAGGTAGACATCAAACGGCAAGACTATTAAACATACTTGACGGTGTAAAACAAATTGAAGGTGTTGTTTATATTGCAACAACAAACTATCCTGAGAAGTTACAAGAAAGAATCACCAATAGACCATCTCGTTTTGACAGAAGATATAAAGTAGAACTACCAAACTCCGATATAAGAAGAGCATACATCCAACATAAATTAAATGATGAAGATTTAAAAGGTATTGATATTGAAGAATGGATTAAAAAAACTGAAGGAATGTCTTTATCACATTTAAAAGAAGTTGTAATTTCAGTTATTGTTATGGGTAGAACTTTTGAAGAAACAATTGAAAACCTTGAAGGGTTGAAAAAAACACCAACAATTAAAGGCGGAGGTAAAGTAGGGTTTGGAAATTAAAATTTTATGATGAGACATCACGCAAATTTTTATACAAATAGACTAGTCACGGAATGGTTGAAAAACGGTAAGATAATAATTGCTTGCGACCTTGATGATACAATCATTCCTTATAATGAAGAAATTAAAGATAACTGTAAAAAAATGGTTGATTTGATTTTGGAATGTCAAGAACAAGGGATATACTTTTTGATAAACACGGCAAGAAGTAAAGAACAATTAAAAAAAGCGAAAGAACAGGTTGAATCATTAGGTATTGAGGTTCACGGAATAAATGAAATGCACCAAGAATGGGATAGACCTTATGGTATTAATGGAAAGTTGTATGCAAATATTTTCCTTGATGATAGAGGTGGGTTTTGGGATTCTTACTGGACATTATCAAATGCTTTAAGTATTGTTAGACATCAAAGAAAGAATGGGAATAAGAATGAACAATAATCATAGAACAGACAAAGAGTTTGAAAGTTTCCTTGAAAAAATCGGAGGACTTCAAAGAGCATATAGACCAGACAAGGGTCCAATACTATCAAGAAACGATTTTAATATCGGTAATGGATGGTTAGGCATTGCCCAAAGATTATTTGAAACATTAATGGCTCTTGGTTGGGATAAAAGTTTTGTTAACGTTAAAGAAAAGTTTGGAGGTATGAGTATATTTTTAGATAATCTACCTGAAAACGGATTTCATTTTGTTATTGAAGCAGAAAAAGAAACATTCAAAACTTGCGAAGTTTGTGGAGAACCAGGAGAACAAAATAGAATTAATGGGTGGGTGTATACATTATGTGAAGAACATAGAGATGAAAAACTATATGTTGAATACGAAGGTAAAACTTATCTTAAAAAATTAATGGAACCAATTAAAAATGGAGACATTTATTTTAATGCTCTTACAAACACAATTGAAATATGTGATACTGATAACTTTTTTGATCCTTGGTCATTAAAGGTTATTGAAGTTATAAAAAATAATGATTAAATTTTTGTTATGGAAAGTGAAATTGAAAGATTAAACAAAATGAGAGAACGGATTATTGAAAAAGGTGAAAAGGTAAAAAATAATCCAACACCAAGACAAGATTTAGGTGATGATGGATATAAACCAATGATATTTACAATTCACCCAAAAGAAAATAAAATACTTAACGAATGGATGGGACACATTTATGGTGTTTATGGTATGTATGGTAATTTTGAATATAAGTTTAAAGGTACTGGTGGTTTGGGTTATGAAATTTGGGTTTATAGTGATTTAGCAAAAACCGAAATTTGTTTGACAGAAGATGTTGACTATTAAAAATTAAAATTATATAATTGAACTATGAATATAAAACAAGCACTTAAACAGAAAAACAAGTTAATCAAGGGGATTAGCGAAAACACAAAGTTGATGCAACAATACAACTCAATTGAAGAAGGTAATGAAAGACCTTATAATATTAGTGAGTTGTTTTTAAATATTGTTGAAGACACAAAAGAATTATCAGAATTAAAAGCAAAAATCCATAGAGCAAATGGACCTGTATTAGAAGATATTTTTTTAATGGCTGAAATGAAATCATTAATTCAAGCACTTAAAAAAACTGATTGTACATCAGGAAAATCAAATAGAGATAGATATGGTTCGTCAGAAATTGTTTTATCTGTTGAAATGAATATTGTTGAAAGAAATAATAAAATTAAACAGTTAGAAAATAGAATTGAAGAAATCCAAGATAAACTTGATGTATTTAATTCAAACACAGAAATATAATTTGAGGAAAGATTGAAATTATTGGTTTGTTCAACTACGAAGATCCGAATGGATGATAAAAGATACTAATAATGTAATAGTCCCAAACATAACGTTCCAATTGTCAACAGTCATTTTTTTAAATCTTAAAACTCTAAACTTGACCATTTTCAATTCTTGAATCAAATTATACAGAACCCTCAATATTTTTATTGGGGGTTTGTTTTTTATAAATAATTTTATTATATTTGCATATATGAAAGTATTATTTTTAGATAACGACTCAGTTATATGTCTATCAAACAATTGGGGTGGGCGATTAAAAAAATGGGCAAAGTATCGTAGTGAAAACCCTGACAGTAGTAAAGATAAAAAAGATGCTCCTGTAGAATATCGTTTTGATGACTTTGATAAAAAGGCAATTAAGATACTTAATGAAATAATAGAAGAAACAGGTTGTGAAATTGTAGTAAGTTCTGATTGGAAGTTACACGCAACATTAGAAGAACTTGGTGATTACTACGAAAGTCAAGGGATTATCAAACGACCAATTGCTCTAACACCAAACATACAAAATTGTAAAGATTACGATAGTAATTTTATATGGTCACCACGATGGGAATCGGAACAAACCCGAACAATTGAAATAAAACAATACCTTCACGATCACCCTGAAGTAACACATTGGGTTTCTATTGATGATCTTAATATGGGAAAAATTGGTGAGCCGTGGAAAGATGAATGGGCAATTGATAATTTTGTTTTAACACCAAAATCAAACGAAGGTATAAAACAATCAGGAGTAAAAGAAAAAATATTAAATTATTTTAAATAATGTTGTTTTTTTTTTGATTTATATATTTATAAATAAAATAAATAAAATATTAAAAAAAATACTATGAGAAATAGATTAACAGAAAGAGATTTATCACGTATTGTTAGACGTGTAATTAATGAAGGTGAACCAATTAACATCAATCAAGGACATGTAATGAAGTCATCAATAAATGTACCAACAATTTTTTCAAACTTAGGACCTAGATTAGGTGAAAACGGAACATTCAAAATAGAAGGTAATACTATCGTTTTGACTGGTAAAGATGGTGCAACACTTACTTTTAAGGGGACAATCAACCAATAACGATTATTATGAAAAGAATTATTAGACTAACAGAATCAGATCTTACAAGAATTGTAAGACGAGTTATATTAGAACAAGAAACACAAGTTTTTGATTCTAACTATTTTAATACAAATAAAACAGGAACTGTAAAATTTAATCCAGCAAAAGGGTTTCCCGAAGTTTCTCAAGTTAACAATATTTCTGACAACGGTCTTACTTTTTCTAACAATTGGACATTCGATAATAGCGTTTTTTCAAAAACACAAGGTAGAGCAGTTGCTGGTTGGAAAGGTAATAATGAGTGGAAATATGTTTATGACGGTACAAAATTAAACCTTACACCTGCGGATGGTAATGTAATACCTGAAGAAAAAAATTATGGGACAATAACTTTCAATCCAGTAACCCAATAATATTTTTAAAATAAAAAAATCCCCCATTCCTAATAAGAGTGGGGTTTTTTATTTCATTATTTTTTTGTATTTTTGTTTTTATGAAAAACATAAAACAACTTTTTCGTAGAAATCCTGGACTTTTAGACAAACCTGAAGTACAGGAACTTATTGAATATACACAAGAACTTGAAGGACAAGTTTTAGAAAGAAAAGTTGAAGATACATATGATAAAGAACATATGTTAAAATCAATGTTGTCAGATATTCTTTCAAGTTGTAAAGAATACGAAGAAAATAAAATACTTGAAGACCGTTATCCTGAATTATATAAAAAAGTTGATGCAGATTCTTTAGTTCGTAATTTATTGGACTATATTATGTCTATGAATGCTAAAAACGATCTTAGGTTATGAAAAAAAGAGTTTATTTAATTGATATTGATGGTACAGTGTGTGACGACATTAAAAATGAGGACAGTCATTTATATAAGGATGCTAAACCATACGAAGGCTCAAAAGAACAAATTAATAAATTGGCGGATGAAGGTAACACTATTGTATTTTTTACCGCAAGAGAATATAAAGATAAGGGTGTAACGCTTTCATGGTTATGGAAACACGGATTTAAATTTCATGATCTAATCACCGATAAACCAAGATGTATGGATGGTGAAGAATACGTGTGGATCGATAATAAACCTGTAAGAGGTATAACATATAAAGGAGAGTGGGGACCGATTGTTGAAACAAAAAATCAAGAAGTTGAGACTTTATTAAATTTTAAAAACTAGTGGAACAAACATTTAAAATATTTGTGGTTCAAAACGAACCATACCTTACAATAAACGAAGACGTAAAAGTTGGTGATAAAGCAATTATAACTGTAGGTGAACTATTTCCTACACTTGTTGAATGTCAAAATGAAGATCAAATTAATTTGTTTCAAAAACCAAAAACATCAATGACCAAAAGACATAAAGTGGTAATGACTCCCGATAAATTGGAACTGGATAACGACATTTTAAATCTATTGAGTGAAAGAGAAGAACCATTAACTGTAACATATCAAGATGGTGTAATTAAGGTTGTAACTGAAATGTGAAATATTTATTTATATGTCAATATCAAATGTGATTAAAACATATGTTAAAGAGTTTTATGAGGTAAGTTATTATCCAAAACAGAAACAAATTATACTCCACGACATTCCTGAATCACAAACAAGAAGTAACACAATAGATATTGGAAGAGTTGGTAGAGTAAAAATAAGTTTAGTTTGGGGTAAAATTGAAGAAATCACAGGAGTTCAATACCACCACAAAGAATTTCAATCAGAGTTATCAAAGTTTTTTGTAAATTTGATAACGGAAAAAAAATCAAAAGACTTTTTTAGAGTAATTGCCGAAGAAAACATTCCAGTAAGTTTTACGTTAAATGAAATGATTGGAGAGTTTCCTCTTTTGAATGACTAAGTATTTATAATTATGAAGATTATTATAACCGAGAATCAATTAAAAAATATTATAAGTATGTCAGAACAAATAACTGGCCCTTATAATTTAAACAAACCAACTATGGGTGCTGGAAGACCACCACAAGTGCAAGATGGTATTGATTCAGGTGTAGAATTTGGACCAGGAATGACACAATTTAAAAAAGAAAATATTTCCGCAAAAGAAAGCGTTATACATTTGATTAATACGATGAGTAAACTACCATCAACACAAAGTGACTATAAAAAAATAGAAAACATATCGTTTGAATTAACAAATGCAATTAATAAAAATTCACCAAATGATATTATTTCTTCATTGTATAAAATTAAAAATCAAACACAATTTTCTGCATTAGTTAAGAATTATTATTATGATGGTAAAAATTTTAAAACGATAATTTTAGAAAAATTAACACCATTTTATTTACAACTGTTCATAAGTGGAATTATTGAAAATTTTAAACCATATATTGAAACAACGAAACTAATATCTAAAAATACTTATAATTTATGAAACGAATTTTTTTAACTGAAGAAGAAAAAGACGACCTATCAAAAAAACATGAAGATATTGATAGAAAACTTATGAACTTTCTTTTAAGAAGACATACTGTTGAAGAAAAAACACTACCAAGAGGTATTTGGGTAGATGAAGATGATTTACCACCACTTAGTTGGAAAGAAGTTCATTTTGTGGATTTCCCAAGACATAGTTTATCAAGTTATATGAGTAGAAAAGACATGGAGTGGATGTTACTTAACATGTTAGAATATGCTGAAAAATTAAATACTGATGATTTTAGAGGAAATCAAGGTTTTGATGCTAATAGACAAAAAACAATGAAAACAATAAGGGCATTTTTAAATTTCGTATTACCTGTAAAATGAATATAGAAGAAAATATAAAAATAAAAAACTTACTAAAAGGTATGTTTGAAAACCAAGAGTTTGAAACAACATATCAAGTAACTTCATGGGATGACGAAGAAGAAGAAGATTTACTTGAAGAAGGTTATGAAGAATATACTTTAAAATATTACATGGAAGTTGGTAAAGTGTTAGGTGAAGGAACCAAGACAGTGGCATCTATTAATGTCATTATAACTGAATTTACTCTTGATGGTGAAGATATGTTGCCTGGATGGAAAGAAATTGGATATAATGAAAATGTTTGGTACATCCAACATTTAGAAGATAACATCTATGAAGATAAATTACAAGACATACCAATATCAATTTATCTAACTTTTTATGCTGAAGATGAATATGAAAATTTACCTTTAGAAGAAAAAAACTTATAATTAAATCAAAAAATATTATGGCGCATTCTATTTTACATGCAAAAAGTTCTGCCAAAAAGTTTGGCGGAAAATGGGAAGATTATATCCATTTACATAATTGGATGGATGAGACGAAGGGATGGTATGGACATTCATATCATAGAATGTGGAGACATCACTCAGAAGGAATATTTGAGATGGAACAAAGGTTTGGTCCTGAGTTTAAAAATAGTGATGGGAAAACCGTTTATACTCGATACGTGGGTGAACAGCATGTCCGAGAAGATTGTGACGGATACATACCATCAGCTAAAGAATGGTTCATGATTGTTGAAAATAAACAACGTCCTGTGTGGGCAACTAAAACTAAAAAGTTAGAGTTTGAAGATTAGAAGTATTTATTAATATGAGTTCATTAGAAGAAAGACTACAAAAACAATTTACAGATAAAGTAAAGATGGAATTTAGAAAGTTTTGTCTTTTACTTCAAGCATATTCTGATTCAAATAGTTGGGTATATGAATGTGATTTTGTTTTAACAGACGACATATTTTGGGATAGTCTAACATTTTATGGTGGAGGACAAGGTGTTGATATGGAAGGATTAGTAAAATCTTTTTTTGAGTATGTTATTAAAAAAGATATTAATACAGACGAATTGTGGGATCACATAGATAGTATGTATTATGATGACGTTACAGAAACAGGATGGTTATATTTTGAGTTATATCCAAAATTTAATAAGATGAAAATTCTAATGGCTTATGATTATTATGATAATCAAGAAAGAGACTATATAGAATATATATCTGATATTGTTGATACCTATTCAAAACAAGACAAAGAAGAGGTTAAAGAACAATTAAAAAGATGGAAAGAACAAGGAGCAATTTTTAATGTAAAATACGAAGGTTCAAATTGGAATGAATATATTGATGATAGTTGTACTAGTAATATTGGAATTACAGTAACTCCAAATTTAATTGAAGATTTAGGTTATTTAATGATTAATATATATGAAAAAGGTTATCATATAGAAGATAGTGGTGGTAGTGGATTGATAACAGTAGATTTTAAAGAAGGAACCATTTATATGGAACACAATGAATATGGTAAATCTTCACATGAAGTAGAATTAGCAGAATTAAATTTTTAAGTTATGGAATTAGAAAAAATACCAGACCAAGTATTGGTTAGAATATTAGAAGCAATACAAGAAAGAATTGATGATGGAGAGGCAAATTTAGATGAAGACCCTTTTCATTCAACAAATATGGAAATGTTAGAAAACGTTTGTGGTTATTTTGGTATAGAATTAAATGACTTTACTGACAAATCATTTTTTGTAAAACTATATAAAGATAACCCAAATTTTGAAACAGAACCAATCAAAAGGCCAACACTTGAAACATACGATGTACTTCATTCAGAATCTCTTAGGGAGTATAAAACTCAATTTTATAATACAAGAATGAATAGTTATTATCCTTTAGATAAAAATATAATGTACGATCTACAATCAAGTGGAGAATATGAATATTGGGAGGGAAGTCATTTTGATACTGATTATCACGACACAGAAGTAACTGAAGATAGAGTAGAATCAATTGAAAAAGTAAAAAGAAGATGAAAAAAATTAAATTAACTGAAGAACAAAAACAAAAACTTGTAAGACCAAACGCTTATATGACTGCAGTTTTTGGTGACGGAATTGAATGGGGTTTATATGTTTATTCAGAAGAAAGTATATATTATGATCAATTTGAAGCACCGTTACCCGCAGGAAAAAATGGGTGGGATAGAAGAAATGAAATTAATGAAATTGAAAGAGACCCTGGTTTTATTTTAATAGATGAAATGGCATTAGAATTTGCAAAAGATTCTGAAGATGATTTATATGACGCATTTGATTGTGATAATTGCAATGGTTCAGGAAGACTTGAAGTTCATTATGATTCAGAAACACAAATTTTTACAACTTTTGCTGATAGATATCTAACACTTTCTCAAGAAAGTGAACATATGAAAACTTTTGAAGAGTGGGCTAATACACAAGCTATTTATCCATGGCAAAAATTCACTTATTTAAAAAAACTATTGGATCCTGAATTTATTAAAAAATATAAAAATGAAGGAGAAGGTGGTGTATTTGAATTAGTTTATAATGGTGGAGGAGATAGTGGTCAAATTGATGAACCTGTTGATCTACCACAAGATATTGAGTATTTAGGGTATGAAATAATTGATGTTTATCATAGTGGTTGGGAAAATAATGAAGGAGCTGACGGAAGAATTGTAATAGATTTTAATGAAAGAACAATTAGTTTATATCACGAACAATATTACGATGAGAGCGAAACGGTAGAATTAAAAAAATACCAATTAGTATAATGGAAAATTTACAAGAAAATATAAATAGAATTAAAAAATTGATGTTGGTTGAAAATGATGACCAACTCTCTTTATTTGATGGAGATGAAGGAAAACCAATAAACATCAATTCAGATGAATTTACAAAAAGGTTTAAAGAGAAAGTTTATTTTATTTTAAAAGACTTATATAAAACAAATTGGAGTAGTGATAGAAGTAGAGGACCTGGTGGTGGTGGAGGTGTTGTTGGTATTCATACAGTTTTTGATTTACTAAATAAAAAAGGTTTGACTGATTACGATTCTGAAGGTGGTGATTGGTCAATACTTAATTACTTTGACACTAACCCACAAGTTAGAAGAACTATTGTTGGATTATATGAAAAAGAAACCGGTAATTTACTTAATAACACTAATGTTTTGGAAGATTTTATTAAGTGGATGTCCACAAATAGAAATAAAATATTCAAAGATGGACCAATACTTGACTCATTAATTGAAAAAAATATTGAATCACTTTATCAAGGAGAATTAAATGAAAGAAAGGCATATGACTACCTTTCTAAAATATTAGAAAACCTACCAAATTGGAAATTAAAAGGTAGGTCAGTTCCTGGTTCTAAAACAGACAGAGAAGGGGTTGATTTTGTTATGGAACACGTAAAAACAGGAAAGTTAGCAAAGTTTCAAGTAAAACCTTTAACTAAGTTTGAAAGGATTGGTAAATTCTATAAAGTTAAAAGTTATAATATTAAAAACTTAGACAAAAAACCAGTCGATTATTTCATATTTGCATCTAACGATAAAGAAGATATTTATATATTTAAGAATGAGATTGGTAAATATACTATCTTAGATAAAGACACGGTTCAGTTTGAAGAACCACCAATAGAGTTTTAAGTAATGAGTGAAGCGGCAAGAGAACTACTTGATGAATTTAACGATGGAAATTGGGATGAGGTTGGTGCCTATTTCAACAATGATTTTGAAACTTTTTTAGATTATTTAGAAAAAAATGGTTTAGAAGGTGAACTAGATTATGAAAATGTTGATGATGAGTGGCAAAATATAATATTACTTCGTAAGTTAGAAAAATACCCTGAAGAAACATTAAAATATATTTGTGATAACTTAATTACTGACGTTTATCCAATGGAAGGTGGGTATTATCTTTATTTAAGAGAAAGAGAAGAACTGGCAAATTTATTTAGTAATTCAGGGAGAGACTTTAGTTCAAGAGATGCTGCTGAAAAAGTATTAAGTGAAGACTTTTGGGATCCTTATTGGGACACAACTGATGACATTTATAGAGATGTTATTGAAGACCTTGATGAACAAAATTTACAACACCTAGCAAATTATATTGTAAAAAATATTGGAAATCAAGAACTACCACTTAAAGATTATAATGACGCATTATTTCACCAGTTTTCAGAAGAACAAGGAACTGAAGGGTTTTTTAAAATAGATAGTGAAAACGTTATGGAACTTATTAAGGATGAAGATGCGATGAATGAAATGTTAAAAAAAGACCTTAATGAATTAAAAAGTGAATTATATTCTATCCATAATAATGCATATAACAGTGCATATACTGATGAAATATATAATAGTGTTTGGAGTGAACTTTCAGAATACTTTGAACCAAAATCATGGAAATATGAAGAAAAGGATAGGTATGATGGTAAAAAAATCCAACACGAATATATTAAAATAAAAGATTTTTATAATGACATTTATACCTTTTTAAGTGAAAATGAAGATAGACAGTGGACAGATCAGAGTTTACAATATTGGGGTTCATATACAGGTTTTGTTTCATATATGATGGATAATAGTGAAAGGGATTGGTTATCTTTTAGAGTACCTGACCACCCAAGTTGGACTTTAACCAAAAAGAACATAAATGATAATTTTGATGGGTACATCTGATGAAAGTAATAGTAACACAAAAACAACTTGAACAAATTAGAGAAAATACATCTAAAAAATTTAGTTGTGAAAAGTGCGATCATTCATGGAAAATAGAAAAAGAAGATAAACACCCATATCTATGTCATATGTGTGGTTATGATTCAGCAAAAGAAAAACATAATTACGACGAACTTGAAAACTTTTGGAAGAACTATAAAAAAGAAGAAGAGGTCACAGAAAAATGGAGTGAAAAATATAAAAAAAGTATTAACTGTAATAATCCAAAAGGATTCTCTCAAAGAGCACATTGTCAAGGAAGAAAAAAGAAATTGAATGAAGAATTTGAAAACGAAGAAAGATTCAAAAAAACCGTTGAAATAGATGTCAATGAATACGCATCAAATTATGAATGGTGTGACGGTATAGAAATATCTTTAAGGGAAACAGATTGGAAAATTGAAAAACAAAAACCAGTATATGAATACAAAATAAAATTCAAAGATTATTCAAGGGTCAGTTATAAAGAACAAGAAAACTTGTTTGATGATATAATGTTTGTTCATACAATGTATTTTCCTATAGAAAACGATAATGTTGATTGTTATATGTCTGTAAAATCAGTTTTTCCTGATGGTGTTGAAAGAGCATTTCCTAATATAGTTAATCGGTCCCATTCGGAGTTTTTCCATCCCATTGTATCGGAATCTAAAGAAGAAGATAGCCTAAAAAGAATTGGTTATAATATTGAAAAAATAAAACAAGCACTTCAAATGTTATCTCAAGTTTCAGAGTCAGTTGGTGAGTTTGTTCCATTAGAATTTAAACTATATGGTTATGAATTGAAGATTGGTGATTTTGATCCGGTGTTAATATTATATATTGATGTGGACAAAGAAAATAAAGTTTACGACACTATGAGTAGAGTTTGGCATGAGATAGGAATGCAGTTATTAGACATTTTTCAAATGTTAGGAATCAGAAATGAAGTACTTATGAGACCTAGATATGATTTTAAATTTAACAAAAGACCACTATATAATATTACAACTATTTGATTATTCAAAATAAAGTTATTACATTTGTATCAATATTAACAATTATAAACTTATAAAAAAACATGGCTACAAAATCAAAAAACAAGGGACGCTACATTTGCAAAGTTGGTTATTTAGATGTCTATGCTAAAGACACGTTCAAACCAAAAAAAGACACAAAGTATAAGTTCACAAAGGCAGATGTTAAATCAACCGTTTACAACGTATTACACGCAAAAAAATTGGTAAAAGGTAATTTTAACACAAAAGACGAGGCAATTAATGAAGCGATTTCACAAATGGGTGAAAAAGCAAAAATATACGGACTTTAGTATTTAAACTAAAGGTTTGGAAAGTCAGGATAAACTCCTGACTTTTTTTGTTTTTTTGGTATTTATTATTATGGAGTTTAAAAAACGTGATTTATTGGTGAAAGATAAAAGTGAAGAAGGTATTGTTAAAAAAGTATTATCTAAACTTAAAGATGTAAGAGATAGGGCACAATCTGAAATTAAAGAAACAAAGGCATTAGTTAAAATATTAACTCACGCTGTAAAATCATACGCAAAAGATAGAGAGTTTGATTTAAACGAAGAAGATAAAAAATTCATTAAAGGTCAATCAGTAGATGTTGTTAGGACTTTAATTTTAACAATTGTTGCAATTATACCATTACCAATACCATTAACACCATTCCTTATAATATTCGGTAAAAAAATAGGTATTGATCTTACACCAAAGGAGCATGAAATACCACATAAAGGAAAAACAGAAAAAGATAAGATAAAAGAATCAAAAAGGTTAAACATTATAATATCTGAAAAACAATATGAACTTCTTTCTGAGATGTCTAAAAAATATAAAAATGTTTTACATAAATTATGTGTTAATCAAAAAGAAAACAAACCATTTTGTACTTTATACAAATTAAGTGAAAAACTTGCCGATGACGATAAAGTTGAATTGGAAGTTGCGATGGAAGTTTTGGATGACTATTTTAGATATAAAAATGTCGGGATGCTTCCTGTGATTGTTGATTTAGCAATACAAGATGAAGGTAGAACTGTAAACTATTTGAAATTGATATCAGATTTTATCCAAGATGATAAATACGATAAAACAGATACCAAAAGAGCTCTAAATAAACAAAGAAACACAGAAAAAATCCCTAATAATTTTGAAGACATATTAAAAACCGCTAGGACTTTAGAACATCAAAAGTATGAACAAAGTTTAGAAGGAGAACACTTTAAGAAAAAAGCGACATTTTTAAGATTGAATCACTATTGCGAAGACGATGCAAAAGAAACACTATTTAACATATTAACATCTGTTAAATCAGAAGAAAGGTCATTAGATATTGCATTTGATCAAATAACAAGATGTATTCAAAAATCATTCACACAAGGGTCCTATTATATTAAGGCTGATGTTGTAACACAAAAAGATTTAACATGTAGTGGTGAAACCATATTTCCAAGTAATACAAACTTTGAGGTTAAAAAAATGGACCCATTTATTGATAGTTATTTATCAGAGTTCTTTTCAATTTTTAAAGAAACGGAAAAGATAGCGTTTAAGGGTGAGTACATTGGACTTTATAATGAACTTATCCAAAGAATATTTGAATGGATTCAAAATAATCCAGATGCTGAAAAATACTTAGAAAAAGTGAAATCACAAATGGGTGGGATTATTTATGATTATCAGACCATAGTTCCTACTGAATATATTGATTTATATTGGTCTAATAAAGGACAAAGAGGTTGTGATGAAAAAAGATTATCAATTAGATTTAAGATAAAAGAGGGGGTCAACGAAATCCAAACCTATAGATATAGAAAACAAGATGAATTGGAACCGACAGTAAAAAAAGTCCCATATAATGAAAAAGAAAAAGTAATTTGTAAATGAAAATAATTATTACAGAAAGTCAATATAAAATGTTAATAATGGAATCGGATAATCCTTGTCCTTCCGGTACTAAGACTAGCGATATAATAACTTTAGACGATGTTAAAAATGGAAAAATATTAACAAAAGGGTATTGTAATAATAGTTCTAACTCGGCCATTGTAAAAATACAAAAAATGTTGAAAAACAAAAAACTTTTGGACCAATACAGTCCTGAAGGGTATTATGGTGATAAGACAAAACAAGCAATCATTGATTTATTTAAACCAATGGTAGTTTCAGGAGAAAAGATAGGACCAAAAACAGTTTCGGAACTTGAAAAAGAAAAAGAAACAAAAGAAACAGATAAAGTAGAACCTAATAAGGCTTTAGAATTGTTTAATAAATTAAGTGATAATAATAAAGTTTTGGTTTGTACTCTTTTAGGTGAAGCTGGTGGTGAATCAGACGCTAAAAAAGGAATGCAAGCAGTTGCTAATGTATTAAAAAATAGAGCGGAAAGCAATCATCTTAGTAAAGGAAACACGGTAGTCGCTCAAGCACTTGCAAATAAACAGTTTTCTATGTGGAATTCATATAACAGTGGTTCTATAACAAAACAAGAAGTTTATAATAAATATAAAAAACACGACCAAATGCAAACCGCGATTGATATTGTTAATAGTATGGGATCAATTGAAGATATAACCAATGGTGCGAACTTTTATTATGCGGACTATGTAAGTCCTGAATGGTCTAAAAGTACTGACACGACTAAATGGGTTAAAACTGCGGTTATAGGTAATCATATTTTTGGTAATGTTGTACCAAAACCAAAAAAGAAAAAATGAAACTAATATTAACAGAAGCACAATATAGACAACTAACTGAGGAAAACCTTAGAGAGTTTTTATATTCATTTTGGAACAACCAAAAAAGACAAGGTGAAGATCCATCTTTAGATGATATCATATTTCAAGTTACAGACATTAGAAAAAATAGTAGAGAAGATCACCAATCAATAAGACCAATATGGTATAGATATAATGGTGGTTATGAGAAGTTAATAAAAAAAATAAATGAAGAATTTTTAAATAAAAAATTTCATTTGGAAGGTAATGAAAATCTTAAAATGAACTTTAAGATAGATGGTATTGAATCTTATGGTGTTGATGAATTTGGTGGAACTGTTGATATTACTTGTCAAATATTTGATGGGACTGTTGATGGGTATGTGCTTAATTCAGAAACTGAACAAATGGAAATGGTTCCTAATATGAGTTTAGGGGATCAATTTGAAGAATTAGAATATGATACATCAGATTTTGAATATTTTTTAAAAAATGAAATTTTTAGTTTTTTAGAACCTAAATTTGAAAAGTATGGTGTTCCCATTCATGTTGAATCAATACTGTAATGAAAATAATAATAACAGAGAGTCAATATAATAGACTTTTAGAGTCAGAAAACGAAGAAGAACGTGCAAAAAAAGCACTATTTTCAATTTGGCAAGATGAACTTGATTCAACAGGACAGATTGATTTTGATCCTAAAATTGCCAATTACATAAATTATAAACCAATAGGTAGAACTCACGAATTATATAGGGATTTTCTTGGTGGTTGGATTAAGATGGTTGAAAAATCATACGAGTTAATGGATAGGACTTTTGACACTAATGATTATGATTTTGTGGGTGGATATGATTTTAGATTTAAAGTACAAGGACATAGTGATTATGAAGAAGATAATTTAACATATGTTGATTGCCCAATTGAAAGTGATGGAAAAGTAACATTAATAATGACAGATGGGGAAACACATTTGTTAAGTAAAATTGAAGAAAATCCAGATTTATGGTGGGAAGTTGAAAGTGAAATTAGATCAGTAATTGAAGATATTTTATATGAAGAAGTAACAAAGAAGACAGGAATAATGGTTGAAGTAAATACGGTTTGGATAGAAGAATGAAAATAATAATAACAGAGAGTCAGTACAAAATGTTGTTGGAATCAAATCTTGATTCTATGCAAAGTCTTATTAATATGGCTTTTGACGATCTGAAGGATGATTGTGAAAATAGTCTAATCAATTCTTATACTTGCGATGAAGTTGAAACAGTAGAAAAAATAAAAGTTGTAGATGTCCAAAAAGTTTTTGTAAAAACACAAACAACTAAAGAAGAAACTTTTTTACTTGTAAAAATTGACGTTGATTACAACTATATTAGAGAATATAAAGATTTATCTGATTTTGAAATACAACTTCAATGGGCCACAAAACAAATTATTGGAAATAATATACGAGTTTCAATCAATAATCAAAATAACACAAGAAAAAACTTTAATTGGTGAAAATAGTAATAACAGAAAAACAATTAAAAAAGTTACAAGAAAGTAACAACGACCTTAAAAAAACAAAGGAGTTAGTTTTATCTATGTATGATGAAGGAATTGATATAATTGACATTGGAAAATACACCAGTCTTTCACGCGAAATTTTAATATTTTTATTAAAAGACCATATAAAAGTTGATATTAATGATACTCAAATGTTACATGATTATTTTTGGGAATATGTGTTAACTAGTGATATTTTAAATAGAAAAAAAGTTTTTGATGACGGAACCAAACTACAGATATATCCTGATTATATGTCACTATCAATTCAATTTACATATATACCAAATGATGAATTTATTAGAGAAGCAATTGGATATGCCACATTTGTTTGGGACGCAAATAGAATATTTCCAATAGATCTTCAAGAAGTTGTATATGACAATGATCAATTTAAAATGGTGGAAAGAAATTTTGGTGATTTTAAAGAAATATTTTATGAACCTGAATTTTTAAAAATTAAAACTTTATCTGATTATATTGATTTTTTAAATAAAAGATATTTTCTATATATTAAAGATGCGTTGGATGAATTTATTGAAACTCATTTTGACTAATTAGATATTTATTTCTATAATTAAAATTATGAAAACTTATCGTCAAAATCTTAATATTTGGTTAGAAGAAAAAAAGAATTACACATCAAATGATGAGGTTAAAGAAGTATTATCTGAGATCCAAAAACATATTAAAAATATTGAAAAGGAAGAAGAAAATATGGTAAATATGGCATATGATAGTGGATACTACGATAAGGAACTTAAAAGAACTAAAAAAGCTAACTACTACCAACAGTCATATAAATTACATGACATACTTAAACAATACGTAAAATTAAACTAAAATGGAAATAACTACTGAAAATTTAAAAGAAAAAATTAATAATGGCGATAAAATAATTGTTGAATTCCATGCTGAATGGTGTTTACCCTGTAAAATGATGAAACCAATATTTGAACTAGTGGCACAAAATAATGATACCGATGTTCAGATGTATACTATGGACATAGACAATAATAGAGATTTTGTTAGTTCTTTAGGAATAAGAAGTATACCAACAATTAAAGTGTTTGACGGAGGAGAGGTTAAAGACACTAGAGTTGGGGTTCTTGCCGAACAAAACATTAAAGAACTGGTAACAAACCTTTTATTAAATTAATTATATGAAAAAACTTTTTGTAATTACAACATTATTTTGTATTTTAGCATCCTGTAAAACATCAAAAGCAAGTTGCGAGGCATATGGAAACAACAACACAAAACAAGTTAAGGAAAATAGAAGTAACGATCCAAGAAATATGGGCGGCGACGAGACCTATCGTTCAAAAAAGTAAAAAAGAATATTCCCGTAAAGAAAAACACAAGAAAAAGTTTGGTTATTAGAAAAAAGTTTGTATCTTTGTATTGTTGAATTAACAACTACTTGTTTTTGGGCTCCCAAGTATAGAAAAGGAGTTCACCTCTTAACTCACGGGTTAGGAGGGGTGATTGAAAAAGAAGGGAGATCCCCGGAATACACAGAAATGTGGTGATCATGAGCTTCCCCATACATAGCTGAATGGGCGTAAACTTAACGAGATGAAGTTAAAAAGGACGGTAACCCGTCCTTTTTTTTTGTTATAAAAATAAACGAATGGCTTTTTTTAATTCATCAGTATTAAAAAACTTTTCACCCTTTATTTGTGTTATAAATTCTACATCATAATATCCCTTACCTTCTTTTCTGATTGATACAATTTCATGATAATTTCCTAAACTAAGTAAAAAATTTTTTGTTTCTATTGGTGCCCAATCTGAGGAACTATTAAGGTAGTCGTTAATTGAGTTTTTATAATCAAAAAAAAGATTTAAACCTTCATATTTTTCAGGATATAAAATTTTTAAATTAGATAATTTACCTCCTGATTGGTGTTCTGGTTCATCTGGTCTAAAAAGTCTTTCTGCCCAATGTTTTGAAACTCTAAGTTTAAATTTTTTATTACAGGAATATTTAACAATTCTTTCTTTGGGTAAAACCTTTTCTTTTATGTCACTACACCACTCATTTTTTATATTTGGAGGCCAATTATATTTTGATTGTACATATTGATTTAAATCATTAATTAAAGATTCAGAAACCCTTATTGTGGTTTTACCCTCATTTAACGATCTATTTAAAATAAAATCCGATAAATCCACCTCCTCAATGGTAAAATTTTTGATGTCTACCACTTCTTCTTTTAAAATTCTTCTAATTAAATCTCTCATAATGTAATAAATATTTGTGCAATTCAAAAAAAGTAATTATCTTTGTTAAACAATAATTGATAATAACCTTAAAAAAAATATAAAATGAAAACTATTGAAATAACACTACAAGAAATATGGTCAGCAACTAGACCATCAATCCAAAAGAGTAAAAAACAATATACTCGTAAACAAAAACATAAAAAAAATTATTAATATAAACCAAATAAACATATGATGACATTAGACCAACTTAAATCACAAGCACCTTCAGTATTTGCCACACAAGCGGCACCTTCATTATCAAACCAATATGTATTTGTTCCTACGATGGACATTTTGGAGAACTTCCAAAACGCAGGTTGGGACATCTCATCTGCAAGACAAACAGGTAAAACTCAATACGGAGTTCACGAGATCAGACTACGTAACGGAGAACTACCAAAAGTAGGTGACACGTTGGTTGAAGCAATTATAAGAAACTCACATAACGGTATGTCAACTCTTAGTGTAAGTGCTGGCCTACACCGATTAGTATGTTCTAATGGACTTACAGTTCCTACATCAACAGCCGAATCATTCAAGGTAAAACATCAAAGATTTGAACTTGACGATGTAAAACGTTTGACTGAGTCATTTGCATCTAAATTACCAAAAATTGAAATGTCAGTAAATCGCATGATGGAGAAGGAACTTTCAACTGACGAAAAGATTGATTTTTTACGTAAATCGTCTGAAGTAAGATTTGGTCAGAACAGAGTATTAACAGATTTAGAAATGGTTGGTTTATTAACACCAAACAGAACAGAAGATGAGGGGGATGATTTGTGGAGAGTATTAAATGTAGTACAAGAGAAGTTTGTCAGAGGAGGGGTGGAGATGTCATCGCCGAAAGGACGAAGAACTAAACTCAGAGGTCTACAGAACATCATGGCCTTGAACAAAGTGAACACAAGACTTTGGGAGTTGGCTGAGGAAATGATATAAAAAAAATCCCCATTTATTTGGGGATTTTACTTTTTTTTATAGTTTACTTTTACTATATTTTAATATATGTTAAGACACCAAAATACAATTCAGATTAATGCCACAACAACAGGATTTGCTTCACCAGCAGAAACTTATGTTGATAAAAGGTTGGACATAAATGATTTAATTGTAAAAGATCATTATACAACATTTTATTTTAGATATTCAGGACCAACAGTATTTGGTGTTAATCAGGGAGACACTATAGTAATTGATAGAGGAGAAGAACCAAAAGGTGGGGATTTTTATTTGTCAAAACTAAAACAAAAAAATAGTATAAGTACTAAACTTTTAGGGATAAATACTAATCCAACTAAAAATACTTTTCAAATCAAAATAAATTGTTTAAGTTTGTATAAGAAATTAAAAAATAAATAAAATGGAAAAAGAATTTGTACCTTATGAGTTGGCGGTTAAACTCAAAACACTTGGATATGATGGACCTTGTTTTGGAGTTTATATTGCAGGTCACTTGATGATAACATATGATTCAATTTACAACTCAACAGATATTCCTGTTGTAAAAGCACCAACATTCTCACAAGCATTTAGATTTTTTAGAGAGAGGTATAATGTACAATCTTCTGTAAAATTTACTCATGCAAAATATTCTTTTGAGATACACTTTGAAAAACTTGCAAATGGTGAAAATCCACCTGTAATGGTTTGGCATTTTGTAGATAGTTGGTTGGGGTTAAATTTAAGTTTGTTTGAAACCTATGAAGAAACAGAACTTACTTGTCTTAATAAGTTAATTGAAATTGTAGAACAAAACCAACAATAAGTTATTATATTTAAATAAAAAATAAAATTATGATTAAAATTTATGTTGATACAGAAGAAGAAAAACAACAATTATTGCAAGAAAGTGAATATATCCACGATTTTGTTGAAATTTTTAAATACAAGAATAAAAATGGAGAAATAAAAGAAAAAGTAATTGGTTTGGATAGTGATAAAGCTAGTATTTTGATGCACATTTATATGAACCCTGATATAATTGTTGTTTCTAAAAATTGGAGATACGTAAATATATTTAAATAATAAAAATTAAAAATAGTATAAGTACTAAACTTTTAGGGATAAATACTAATCCAACTAAAAATACTTTTCAAATCAAAATAGATTGTTTAAGTTTGTATAAGAA